CTTTTGGTTGTTCTGTTAATTTCATAATTAAATTGTTTTAAATTGTTTATAGTTATATGGAACAAAAGGTCTTTGTTTCATAAATTATATATCTATGCTATTTTAGAAAAAAGTCACTTGTGAAATATAGACGCAAAAAAAGGGTAGAGATTATGAAAACTCTACCCTTTGTATCAATCCGTAAAAGTAAAAAAAAATAACAGAACCATTAAGGTTCAATAAAACATATAAACATAGCGGTCAAATGGCAATAATCGCGCTAATTAAAAATAGATTGATACTAATTATATATCTTTCTTTATTTTTGTTTCAATTTATTATGAAATAACTAAAGCTCCTGCATTTGATACAGTTAATGTGTATGCTGTTCCGTTTGGTGATAGCATTGTAATACCATTTCCACCAGTTCCTCCATCAGGTGCAACTACATACAATGCTCTAACGTGTGTTGTATCTGCATTTATACTTGTTACTTGTCTACCCATTGCTACTGCTCCTTGTTGACCAGCTGACGTTTGCTGCCCGAATGCTACCGAACCATCACCCGAGGCGACCGAAGTTCGGCCGAATGCAATAGCATATGAGTTAGTTGCTTCCGCATATTGTCCAAAGGAAGCAGAATGTGTACCATTGGCAACTGCATCATTACCATATGCCATTGCTCCTGTGCCTCCTAATGCACTTGCACCGTTACCAATAGCGATTGAATTACTTACACTTGCACTTCCTGTAGCTCCTGTTACAGCACTCTGTACTGAATTAGAACCAGTACCAGCTACCAAACCAGCAGATCCACCTGCTGCAGCTATAGTTAAATCATTACCACTATTAGTTAAAGTAATGTTAGTTCCTGCTACAAGAGTTGCCTTAGAAGTATTTCCAAGTTGGTCTGTTAATACAATATCTGCATTTGAACCATCTTGTACTGAACCTAAACTATAAGTAGTATTGGTATCAGCTGCATCTATAGTTAGGTCATTACCAAGATTAGTTAAAGTAACGTTAGTACCTGATACAAGAGTCACCTTAGAATCATTACCAAGTGCATCTGTTAATTTAATGTCTGCATTTGCACCATCTTGTACTGAATTTATAACATAAGTAGTGTTATTATCACCAGTTACTGTTGCTGAGGTAAAGTCTGCATTTCCTGTAAACTTAATTGTTGTTGTTGATGCTTCTAATGGTAGTGCTGTACCTACACCATCAGAGATCACTCTGTTTGTTCCATCAAGACCTGCATTATCTAAGGTCTTTAATATACCTTGATAACTAGCGTCTATTTGTTGTCCTGTTAATGTTGCCATAATTTATTAATTTGTATTTATTTTAATTTATGTTAGTGACCATGTTCTTGTTTCAGCTTCCCATTGATTTGTATTTAAATCCCATTGGAATGCTGGTTGTGGAACTGGTGCTTGTGATAATGCATACCACCATGTTCCATTTTGTGGTGCTGTAATACCATAGTAATTTGCTAATGCAATAGTCCAACTTCCATAAAGAGGTTGAGTTATTCCAAAATTAATACAAAGTGCTTGTAACCAACTTGAATTTACTGGTTGTGTAACACCTAAATATTCACAATAAGCCTGTAACCAATTACCATTAACTGGTTCTGTTACTGCTCCTTGACTTTGAATTAATACGTATTGTTGTTGTACTGATTGCATATATTATTTTCTTAATTTTGTGACAGCATCAATGACACCCTGCGTTCCTATATATACCGTTGCTATAGTTACCCAATCTGATGATGTTAGATCACCAAACACAGCGAGAGCAGTTGCTGTGATAAACACAAACAACTTCTTACTTATCCAACTATTTAGTGTTTTATCCAATGTTCCCATTTTTACGTAAGTATATTTTTAACTTTTTTATGTTACTCTTAGTACTTTTAGTTACAGCTGCTACAGTCGGGGTCACAGTCTGTGCCACAATCGGCGTAGATCCATAAGTCATTTCTTCTTGCTGGTATATTTGTTTGTAATCCACTGAAATAAGGGTTTTGTCTGTTAGGGTTCATGCCGTCATTCGGCGTTGGGTTCTGATATAATGGGAACATCTGAGGATGATCCTGTAAGTACTCTAACATTCTTTTATTATAGAACTCAGCAGTATCTACTGCAGTCTCTCTAAGGTACTTCATTTCATCTAGGGTGGTTGATTGTGTTTCTTCACTAGTACCATTTAAGATACCTTTTTCAACCATTTTATACTTTAAACTTGGTAATAATAAATATAGTGCGTATTGAATCAAACAAGGTCCAATATAATCTTTTAAGAATGCTGATTCATTTGCATTTAAATCATTTGCTACAACTCCTGCTTTAAGTCTCTTATAAAATGGAGTTCCTAATGTATCTTGTATATAAATATCTTGTGCTTGTAGTATAGACGGTGTAAGAATATCAATACGAATATTGTTATCTAACGAAGTCCATTGCTTCATTCTTTGTTCGCTTACTAATAATACTGTTTCCATTATAGTGATTCTATGTTTTCTTGTGGTGCAACATCAGTTATTTCTTCTTCATTAACCAATCTATTAGGTTTAATCTTAATACCTACATTATAACCAGCTAATCTTAACATATAACCAAATCCGCTAACAATCTTCTTTCTTTTTGGTGTAATTACTGTACCTTCAAAGTGTGCGTATGCAACTTTAATTTCTTCTGCATTAGAACTGAATCCTGCGCTGTCCTTGATACCTAAAAGTAATGGAGATGTTATTCTATGTGCAGTTAATATACGTGAGCTGATGCGCTCCTCTAATAATAGATAGTAGTCATCATTTGCACTATCAATAGGTGTAACTTGCATTTCTTTTCCTGGTTCTGAGAATGCTAAAAAAAAGCGGCCGGCATTTTCGGTACCTGTAAAAGTTTTTTCAATTTCTCTATACACATCACGTCTTTCTTCAGGACTCGGAGTTCCATTTCTAAATTGTACAAACATGCTTGGAGCGAGTCCATTTGCAATATTATTTGCATGAAAGCGACTGACTTGTGCATCTAATGAAATATCATTTATTGCTGCTTGATAACCAGGTAAAGGATAAACTTCATTTCCTGGTGTATAATTCATACAGTAATAAATCTGAGATGCATTATCTCCTTTATTATCAGTAGCATCAAATGCTCTGTATGATTGATAAGGATACTTTCTTAGATTAGACCAGTCAGTAGAATAAAAGTACTCTTCGACTTCATCTTCTTCATTAGGTTTACCTGATCTTACGTTAGCAAAAGGCAAATGATACATTTCTGAAATCTTTGTTCTTTCTTTATTCCATATAACATTAATGGCATACCCTTGATAGATTGTATAATCTAAAGATATTTTTTCAAATATTTCATCAATAGTTTCACCTTTTTGGTTAATGTATTCATCGCCGATGATTTCAATACCATCACCGATAATACCAGCTGTGATACTATCAATACAAGTATGGTGCATTGCACTAGTGTCATATAATTCTATTAATGATTGTGGAAATAAGTTTTGTGCTCCATAGAACATGTAATCTTTACCTCTAACTTCTTTAATATCTGGAAGTTCGATGGCTTTAAATTCTGAACCATTGATTGCGTAGATTCCTTCTGGTGTACTTCTCATATTTATTGTTTAATAATTAGGTCTATAGAACACTTCAGCTTNTCTTTCTTCTATTGCTGGAGTGCTGGTAAAATTAGTTGTACCTAATCCACCGCCTGGTTCTGTAATTATTTTTACTAAACCAGCTTCTATTGTATCGAGATTTGTTTCTAGTCTCCAGTTATATACTCCATTTTTGTGGGCGTTGCCGAAGCCTGTAGGGAATGTGATACTTATTGTTGTAAACCTTGTATTGGTAGAAACAATAGTAACTGGCATCTCTATAGGTTGATGTGAATATTGTGAAGTTAACACAAATGTATAATTACCTGTTAAATTAGGTTGATTAATTGATATATGTTGTGTTAAAAACAACTCGTTAACTAATATAGTCATGTAAACTTAGTTATAATTGGTTTATACTTATAAATATAAAACTAACACAAATTGACATGGCACATAAACTAATTTAAATATAATGGTATAATATACATGAAATACTATATTTATCACATACCTGGAATTAAGATTGGTTGTACTAGAGACTTTAAAATAAGAAACTATAATAATATGAGGCAATACTCTATAGAATCTGTTTTATTAGAAACTATAGAAGGTCCTAATACACCAGAATTCTGGCAAATAGTTGGAGATCGTGAATGGGAATTGGCAGATCAATATGAATATACTAGAGGTACTCATTATAAATCAATGTGTGAAAGATCTCAGCATCCAAGAACACAAGCTCAAATAGAACGTGCTTCTAAATTCTATAAACTTACTAAAGAAATAGCAGATCAAATAAGAGAAGAATATAGTACTACTAAAACTTCTCATAGAAAACTAGCAATTAAGTATAATATTAACAAATACTCTATTGGTAGAATAGTAAACAACCAAGGTTATTTGATTTAATAAAAAAAGGACCACATTTCTGTAGTCCTTTCTTATTTTTTAATGTTTAAGATTACGCTTCTACTATAGAAGAAGTAACTGTATACATTGGGCTTGCTTCTAATCCACCGATTACAATTTCGTATCCGTTTCTATCACCATAGGCAACTCCTGAAGTAGCTGATCCAGATACCAAGAAGGCACCTTTTTCTACACCTATTGACCAGTAGTTTCCATTACCATCTTTAGCAACTACAACCATTGTAGTAGCCTGAGCCATTAATAACAATTGATCTCTTTTAGTAGCTTCCATCTTGTTAAAGATGCAAGTTAATTGTTGATCAAAGAATAATGTACCATTTTCTTGAGATACTGTAGTAGTCTCAGTTATAGATGATGATTGTCTTGGAGTTTCGAATTTGAAAAAATCAGATGGTGTTAAAGCAGCACCACCTACAGTGATAGCGGTAATGTTACCTGCTGATTCTGTAATTGATTCTACAGGTCCATTCGAGATAAAAATAGCTTCGATACCACCAGTACCGTCGTTACATAAATCTAGAAAACCTGCTGTTAATGCTGAACAACTCATATTTATATTGATTTTTTTAATTAAGTAAAAGACTGAGGACTTAATGTCCCCAGTCTATAGTTTATTGGCTATTATGCCATATCGTTAGTAGCGAACAAGTTCACTTCACCAACACCTACACCTAATCTCCATGCAGCTCTAAACTTCATTACATCAGCAGCTTCATCATAGAAGAATCTGAATGTATCCAACTCATCAGTTAAACCTGTTGCAGCAAGGATCATTTTCCCTGGTCCAGCAAATTTGTAGTCAGAACCAACTAGCCCTGACGAGCGCACAATTGTCACATTAGTACCTGGTAAGATAAGAATATCGTTACCTTCAACTGAGTTAAAGTGGTACAAGTTTTGAGCAACTAAAGCTCTAACTAATGCTCTGTAAGAATCAGGAGAAACTACCATGATNAAATCGTCNCGGTCTTTTACAGACTCATCGATTGCATCATATAAATCAAGTGCTTGAGAAAACGCATTTGTTGCGGTCCATGCAGCAGGTACACCCGCTTGTAAGTTAGCTCCGTTTGCAGAAGTAATCTGTGCTTTCAATCCTGTTGTTGCACCGAAACCGTTGATTAAGAAACCTTCGTTGTATTTTCTCAATTTGTCTGCATAACTCTCCGAAATGACGTTCTCAAATGGGATTTCATCATTACCAGTTCCTGGGTTCATGAATGCAGAAGTGTACTTAGCTCTTAAGTCTTCTACACACATTTCTGTTTTTGATTGTAAACTTTCAATAGTTACATTTACTTGTGAGTAAGTTACTTCACCGTCTGAAGTCCATCCACAAGATAGG